CTAACAAAAGAATAATAGCCGCCAACCCTGCCAAGAATGGTGAAAAACTCAAGGTTAATAATGCAAAAGCACCAGCTAATATTTTAATGCCTCTTTCCATTCCTACCAAACCATCAATAAATTGAGTCACTAGACTAAAGGCATTTCCTATTGCTTGTGCAAACTTGGCAAATCCTCTCGCCATTCCTGCAATGACCTCAATAATGGCTTTACCATTATCTTTCATCCATTTAAAGAATTGTTGAACTAATTTATTTAGTTCTGGCGCAATCTTTGCTACTGCTTGATCTTTTAAAGCTTTAAATCTTAATTGCAGGGCTTTAATTGATGTTCCTACCTTGTCAATGTCAGCTCTTTGTTTTGGATTTAAAAAAGTGTTCTCACTTAATAGCTCAAATTCCTTTCTACTCAATCTAAGAATATTAATAAAGTCTGGTGATAATCCTATTTGACTAATTAGATTAGTGGCTGTTGCAGGGTCTAAACCTTGTATAGCTCCTCTTAATTGCTCTATTACACCAAAAGCATCTTGACCAGCTACATCAACACCTAGTAATTGAAAAGGTGAAATATCACCTTGACCAATTCTTATGGCTGCTATGTTCTTTTGTACATTACCTATTGACTGGGCTATTTGATCTGCGCTTAATGCAAGATTAGATAATTGCCCTGCTTGTTGGAATTGCTGGAGTTTTTGGATTGATAATCCTGTTTGAGCATTAAGATTTTGAAGAGAAACAACGCCTTTTAGTGCGCTATTAACAAATCTATCTAAAGCAACTACCGCACCAGTAAAAGCAGCAGAAACTAGCAATAAGTTACTTCTCAATGACTTAACGCCAGCATCAACTTTATTAATCTGTTGTGTATCGGCTTTTACGCCTAATTCTATAAATAATTGTCCTATGCTAGCCATTCTTATTTAAATTATGATATTCTTCTTCATATTCACTACAAAAGCCTTCATATTCTATCATCTTCATAATCCAAGTAATATTCATATTGTTTATTACTTCTGGATTGCCCCCTCCGTAGCCTGCCTTTGCTAACCTTAATAAAATAACATCTGCCTCATCGGCATTAATCTTTATTTTTGGCTCTCTTGCTTTTTCATCAGTTGGAGTGCGCTCAACTTTGAAAAGAGGGTTTTGAAAAAAGGGGCTAGATTTACCTTAAGACACATAATAACAATATGGTAATAATCACCTCTTGCCTCTAGTTCATTAAAAGTATCTCTGGTTATCTTCTCGCTATTGTAAGTAGATCTTTTTAAGCAATTAAATATCTCATTATTTACTTTCTCGCTACAATCTAAAGAGATAACCATATCTAATAAAGAATCTAAAGCCCCACTTTTAACTGCTGCTCCCATGTCCTCTTTTACACCTGATAGCAATTTCTCAATATCCACCTTAGATATTTCAACTCCGCTTTCCTTTATAGCTCCAAGAACTGCAACACGCAGCCTTGAAGCATCTATAAAATCAGCCATGTTAATTACTACTTCTGCGCCACTTTCTGTTTTAAATTCCATTATAAGCTTCTAGGTGAGTTAGTAAATTTAATATTGTAAATAGCTAGTGATTGGTCTGTATTACCCTCTACATTTGAGACTGTTTCAACTCTTTTTGAGAAAACGCCGCCAGATAAATCGTAGATGTCATTAGTAACATTTCCTTGACCATCACCAACTTTTTTAATTACTTGAGCCGTAAGAGTTGTAAAGCCTGCAAAATCTGCTTTCATAGAAATTAGCCTAGAGTTTAAAGTCTTATCGTCTTTAGAACCCCTTAGAACTCTTAGAACTAAGTCAGCTTGGTCGCCAGTTTCATTTAAGGCAAAGATTGAATTGCCATTTTTACCAGTCTTAACACCCACTAATTCATTAGGATAAGTTAAAGAGCCAACATCTCCATCTCCTAAATCAATTAATGGTATGCCATCAATAGATATTGTATCTGAACCTGTTAAACTTTGAGTAGCCATAATTTATTTAATTTAAGTTAATATTATCTTTCAATAAGAGCGTTCATAGTTGAAGAGTGGATTGCTCCACTTTCTTTGCCTGCAATCTGTATCAAAGGAGCTTTTCTTGCATCTCTATCTGCTTGTGATTGTTGTGCAATTGGCTGGCTATATATATAGTAACCTTTATCTATAATGTTGCGCTTAAAGTCTTCTGGATTGCCAAAAGTAGAACCGTTCCATTCATTGCCTGCTGCAAACATTTCATTTGTAATTGCTCTATCGCAAACTTTAGCATAAGCACCTTTTAAACCATCCATTCCTGTTTCAGTTTGAGGGATTTTTGTATTAGTTTGTTTTAGGTAATTAAAGCCTGCAACTTCAAGAGCTAGTTTAAACCAGATCTGATTGTACACGCTATCAAAGAATTGATTTGCACCATTTGAAACAACAATAGGTGAACTTTGCACATCGCCATATAAATCTGCGCCTGCTGTCTTTGCCTTTTCAAAGATAGTTTGAGTAATTTTTGTATCTGGTACTACATTTGCAAGAGTTTCTAAGTTCATTGTCATGGTAGTATTAGAACCTGCGAAATTAACACTAAATCCACGCCCTGCATATGAAGCCTTGACTAAGTTAGCAGTTGAAGGGTCAGAATAATATAAGGGTCTTGTTTTAGTTTGACTTGAATCTTTAATAATTGAACAAATACCAGTTGTAGGCTCTAAATCTTCTGTGCTAGTGAATTGATGAACAAACATCATATCTCTTGATTGAATAGCAGAAGCAGTTGATGAAATTACTGCATCCTCCATTTCTAAATCAGTTATTACACCTGTGTAATTAACTTGCTCTTCTGTTCTAACAATAGCATCCACTAGAGTTTCACCTTGTGCGTTATTGCCTGCTGTTGGCGTTCCTGCTGCAACATTAAATAAACCTGCAACGCTTAAATCTGTTCCTGCGCCTGCTGGTAATTGAACTAAATCTATTGTTGAAGTTGTGCCAACTTTCTTAGAATCAAGATCAAATCCTGTTGCTTTACTAGTTACTACAACATCAGTGAGTTTGCTTTGTAGTATTTGGGCAATATCAGCAAAACTAGATGTATTAGTAAAATCTAAATCAGTTAAATCAATATTGTTTCCGTTTAGAACAACTCTAATATCACCATCTGCAACTGCTTGTAAAGCTGCTAAATTGGCTGTAATATCTGCGCCTGTAAAGTTACCCGCAATCGCACTAATTGAGTTCACTAAGGGTATAATAACAAGCCTGCCATCTCCACTAAGCAAGTTAGGGCTTTGAGCAAAAACATTATTTGCCATTTGTGTAGTTACTGAATTTGTGCCGTAATCTTCTGCTACTGCTTCTGGTGTTACATAAATTCTAAACTCATCAACATTAGATGGACTTTCAGTAGTGAATAATCCTAAGCTATTAACATTAGCATCTGGTAAGCCTGCTGGCGTGTTAGTTACTGAAATATTAATAAAATTTACAATATCTATTGACATATTTATTCTGTATTAATTTGATTAGTAAAATCATCATAGTAAACCGTATCAGTAGTTTTACTGTAATGAGCTGTTAAGGTAATATTAGTTGCAAATCTGTTTAACATCCCTGCACCCTCCAAAGAAGATAAATTACTAGAGTTATTTTTTACCCTTGCAATTTGGAATTGATAAAGCCCTTGCTGATCTTGTGAAAAATCAGAATTCAATGACATTGACACTTCATGTTTTCTTAATCTCGCTTCATCATTCTTTGACATAAGATTTACTATGTAATTTTCTTTTGTCATAACAGATATATTTTGTTGCGCTCCTTCTACACCTTCCGCAGCTGGTATAAACTCATTAACATTTGCGTAATCTTCTTCTGTTCCGTAATCTAACACTACAAATAAACCGCTCGTTTCAGGAATCTTAAAATCTTGGTTATAAATCCAAATTTGATCATCCGTTAAATTCATGCAGTTTTTTAAAATATCACCTATTATTTTTATTGGCTCTCTATTCATAATTCTTAACTAAATGATATTCATAGTAGTTATTTAAACTATAATTCTTTTCAAACATTACTTTGTACTGCTTGCCTTCGTACTCTATTAAGTCATTAGTAAATA